AGGTAAATTAAAGAAAATCCGAGAGGAAAAATTGGTTAAAGGTTACTCTGTAACTGATGTTGAAGCCAAGGTAACATCCCGATATACTGGGTTCCAACATGATTGGAGAATCACAGCGGTCTCCGAAAGTAAAATAGACGAAGTTATTGAAGATTAATAAAAACCCCTCCTAACCGAGGGGTTTTTTATTTATTTAGGGTTTTTACTAAGCCCAAATAGAATTTTTTGACATATGGATATATTTATATGTTAAATTATTCTATAATAATATGACAGAAAAAAAGTCGTTAGTTGAGGAAGCACTACTACAAATGAAAAATTTGGAACAAGTAGTCGCCGAAAATGCAAAAGGAATACTTGCTTCTACAATGAAGGAAGAAATCTCAGAATTAGTAAAAGAGTCTTTGAAAAATGAGACTGAAAAAGAATCAAAAGAAGTTGAAATGGATGAACAATCAGAAGATGATTTAGACATGGATATTGATATGGATTCTAATGATGAAAACATGGATGATGTTGAAATGGACATTGATATGGATTCTGACGATGATGAATCGGAAGATGAATTAGATATGGACTTTGATATGGATTCTGATGATACACTACCAATAGACCTTACAAATGCGTCTGATGATGAAATCTTAAAGGTTTTCAAATCTATGAGCGATGAAGATGGTATCATTGTTAAACAAGATGGTAACCACATTACTTTAAACGATGAAGATGAAGATGTTGAATACATTATTCAAACTGAAAGTTACATGGACGAAGTTGAAATGGACGAAGAGTACATGGAAGAAGAAGAAATGGACGAAGCTGAATTATCTAACGATGAATTAGATTCTATGATGGCTGACATTTTTGGTAAAGAACAAATGGACGAAGAAGAAATGGACGAAGAAGAAATGGACGAAGAAGAAATGGACGAAGAAGAAATGGACGAAGTGGTGTATGAAATAGAAATGGTAGAAGATGATGATAGTGATGATGATAACGTGTCTGAAAGTAAAATGACAATTAAACCAGTTATGGGTAAATTAACTAAATCCTCTTTAACTAACAAAGCTAAAAAAATGGAAACTAAAGAAGGGTCAATGATGAGTAAACCTGTAGTAGGTAAAGGTGTTAAAACTGGAAGTGCTAAATTTGAATATAAAGAAGGTAGAAAAATGGAAACCAAAGAAGCGGCTATTGAACCAAAAGGTAAAGCTAAAGGAGTTGGTATGAATTTGAAACCTAAGAAGTTTGAATACACTGAAGCTGAAATGGAAGAAAACTATGGTTCTAAAAAACACGAATACAAACGTAAGGATGTTGATGGTGTTGAAAAGAAAGCTGGCGAAAAAGGTGGTCATTACAAAGATTACGAAAAAGAGGAAACTAAAGAAGCTGCTAGAACATTAGGTAATGGAACTAGAAATTACGCTGAAAGAAAAGGTTTACCTAAAATGAAAGTAATTCCAAATCAAGCTCTTGCTGAAGAAGTTGAAAGATTGAGAGAGAAGAATGAAGAATACAGAAAAGCACTTAATATTTTCAGAGAAAAATTAAATGAAGTTGCTGTGTTTAATTCAAACTTGGCTTACGCAACAAGATTGTTCACAGAACATACAACAACAAAACAAGAGAAGATTAATATCTTAAGAAGATTTGATGATGTTGAATCATTAAAAGAATCAAAATCATTGTATTCATCAATTAAAAATGAATTAAATACAACGACTCAAAACGTAGTTACAGAATCTATGGAAAAAATTGGTAAATCACCAGCATCAGGTTCTTCACAAAACTTAATTGAGTCAAAAACTTATGAAAATCCACAATTCTTAAGAATGAAGGATATCATGCAAAAAATACAAAAATAAAAATAAATAAAATTTAAAAACAAAAAAAATACTAAAATGGGTGCATTATTAGAAAGCGGTCTTGTTGGTAACATTGGTTTAAAACACCTTAAGGTTATCAAAGAAGACACAATCAACAAATGGGATAAACTTGGCTTTTTGGAAGGTTTAAAAGGTCACATGAAAGAAAACGTAGCTCAGTTATACGAAAACCAAGCTTCTTTCTTAATCAATGAGGCTTCTTCAACTTCTGATAGCGGTTCTTTTGAAACAGTTGTTTTCCCAATCGTGAGAAGAGTATTCTCTAAATTATTAGCTAACGACATCGTGTCTGTACAAGCAATGAACTTACCAATCGGTAAATTGTTCTACTTCGTACCTAAAATTCAAGGTTATTCTGGTGGTACATCAACAGATGGTTTATTTGGAAATAGTGGTACACACTACGCTCCAATAGGTTCTCCAGGAAACTACCAAGGTGACGCTGATGCTGGTTATACTTCAGGTACAGGTGACTTCAACCCTATTTACAATAAGGATTTATATGACTTATTCTACGAAGGTAATGAAGCTGGATTAAATCCTCCTGGTTTGTTTGACTATTCAAAAGGTCAATGGACTGCTGTAACAGCAAGTACTGTAACTTATGCTTGGTCTAACGCTGGTTATTTATTACCACAAGCGTATCCAGTAGATAACTACAGAAAAGTAATTATTGTTATGAGTGGTTTCTCTAACGCTGGTGCTGGTCAGTTAATTGGTCCTAATGGTAACACTATGGATACTGAAGAATTCTTGTCTGGTTTGAACATCTTAGGTGTAACTGCTAACCAATATACTTCAGCTAACACAACTAACCCTTATTTATTTAGAGTAGTAACTCAAAGATATGGTAAAGGTATTGTTCAATATGGTAATCAAGTAACAGTTAACTATCCTAATGGTCCTGCAGGTTACAATGCAAATTCAGGTGGTTCATACTACAACGTATGTGATGCTAATGGTTTCATATTCTTAGAAATTGATTTACAAACACCAGTTTGTATTACTTGTGGTGATTCATCTATGGATGGTTATACAGGTTCTACATTCTCATCTAACACAAATTCAAATACAGCATTCTTAGCAATCTACAGATTGTACAAAGAATTGGAATTTGAAGACCAAATCGGTGAAGTATCTTTTGACCTTGAGTCAGTTACTGTTTCTGTAACAGAAAGAAAATTGAGAGCACAATGGTCTCCTGAATTAGCTCAAGACGTTGCGGCATTCCACAACATTGACGCTGAGGCTGAATTGACAGCATTGTTATCTGAGCAAGTTGCGGCAGAAATTGATAGAGAAATCTTGAGAGATTTAAGAAAAGGTGCAGCTTGGAACTTGAGATGGGATTACAACGGTTGGAAGAGACTATCTTCTAGCGGAACAACTCCTTACACTCAAAAAGATTGGAACCAAACTTTGATTACTGCAATCAACCAATTGTCAGCTCAAATCCACAAATCAACTTTAAGAGGTGGTGCTAACTGGATTGTTGTATCTTCTGAAGTATCTGCTATCTTTGATGACTTGGAATACTTCCACGTATCAAATGCAGCTCCTGAGCAAGACCAATACAACATGGGTATTGAAAGAATCGGTACTTTGTCTGGTAGATATCAAGTATATCGTGACCCTTACTTCCCAGCTAACCAAGTGTTAATCGGACACAAAGGAACTAGCTTGTTAGATACTGGTTACATTTACGCTCCATACGTACCTTTACAGTTGACTCCAACTATGTATAACCCATTCAACTTTACACCTATCAAAGGTATCATGACAAGATACGCTAAGAAAATGGTTAATAACCGTTTCTATGGTAGAGTTACAGTTGACGGAGTTAGAACATTCAACTTACAAGAATTGAGATAATTTATCTCAAACGTCATAAAAAAAAGGGAACTTCGGTTCCCTTTTTTGTTTTATACAAGTATTTATATAAAGTAAAAATAACATGGCTTGTAAAAAATCAATTATAAAAAATAATTCTAATACATCTATTGGTGTAATTAATTATACTAGATGTTCGGATTATTTAAATATGAATAATCACGAAATATTAGAAAATGAAACTATTAATGTATGGTATGTTGATGGTACTTATTCAACAGCATCTAAAAACATTCAAATTATTTCAACAATTGATTGGCCACCACCAATAACTCCTACTCCAAGTATTACACCATCAGTAACTCCAAGTTACGGAGCAACTCCAACTCCAAGTGTTACACCTACAATAACATCTACAGTTACTCCAACAAAAACTCAAACACCAACACCTACACGACCTGTATTTACAATAACATCATTAGCTAGTGGTACTACATCATCAGATGCTTGTTCAAGTCCAACTCTTCAAACATATTATAGTAATACTTCAATTGGTTCTTGGACAACAGGAACAACAATTTATTTAAATAGTAATTTTACAACACCAATTTTTGCAACATATCTTTCTGATTCTGGTGGATTTCCAGGTAATACAATATTTCAAACAAATAGTTCGGGTAATATTATTTTAATTGATTCATGTCCAGCACCAACACCTAGTGCCACAAGAACACCAACACCTACACCGACTCCTACAGTAACACCAACTATAACACCTACCAATACGGTTACACCAACAGTTACTAAAACACCAACTCCTACACCAACATCTTAAGAATTTAAAATTCTTAAAGACTTTGAAACTGCCTCAGTTTCTTCCATTGTAAATGCACCTCTAACGTGACAGGCAATTAATGCTTGTTTTAAACAATACATTGCTTGTTCTTCATTCATACCATCAATAAATGAATTTAATTGTTCATTTGAGATGTAATGTATTGTATCAAAAAGAGAACCAATAATTTCTTGTGTTTTTTTTGATATTTCTTCAGTATTTTTAGTATTTTCCATATGGTTTTATATTTATGTTAAGTATCGTAATTTTTTTCACAAAAACAACATGGAACAACAATTAAATGAAGATTTGGCAGTATGGTTTGACAAAAAAAAGAAGCCAAAAGGAAGT